GATACGATGACTCTTCAGTTTCGGGTACACAGAAACTTTTGAGGTATTCAACCAGCTATCTACCTACCACTTCAGGTAATTCCGTTACTTATTTACAGAATAGTGTTTACTGTGCGCTGTCATCGAGCGACAGTTACGATATTGTTTTAGATAATCTCGGAGGAACAGTCGTCTACGAATCCGGTTTGAAGAATCCCGGACTAGCTCCTCTAGCGTCTGTTGTACCCGGCGTAGGAACATACGGCGACTATCTAGGCCCAGTAATGGGAGGTGTGGAATCTTCTGAATCAAGCAGCCTTGCTCTTTTTAATTCAACAAAAACAATCAACGCGTCACAGAACTGGTATGACCCCAAGTTGACTCGCGACGGAATTTTTGATCCGATAACTTACACATCTTTTGGAAAATTTATTCTCGGCGGTAGTAACTACAAGACTACTGCTCACAATGTCGGTTTTAACGTAAATAGTGCTTTAAGCTCAACTGCTGCTCCGCAATTTTTAGTCGCATCTGCAGAACATAATGATTACGATGGAAAACCTGTATCTTTGATAGGTGATCCATACACTGCGGGGACACAGTTTCCTGCGCTTATGTACAACGACACTGTTAGCAGTACAGATGTTCTGGTTGGACAGTGGTGTGGAACAACGACCGGCAACTCATCTACACAGTCGTGGATACCTCTCGATCTTGCTGTTCCGAGCTACACTGCCGGATCGGACGATTTAAGAGCAAAAGTTGTTGTGGCTTATGCAGATGGAAGTAGTAATTCTGCGGCAGGGTCTATTCTTTTACGAGCGTGGCACAGGGATACCACTCAAACAGGTAATTTTCGCGTGTATAGCTCATCAGCTACAGCCGTATCTGCAGGAGGTGACCCTAGCTCACCCACAACAGTTACTTTAAATTTAAGTAATGTGCCGACCAGTGGTCAAGAAGATATTACTAGCGTGTGTTTAGGTATTCGTCTCGACTTTGCTTCGAATACTAACATCCAAAAATACTACATAGTTTCCGCTGACATAGAGACGTATTAAGATGGCTTTACCGAGAGTAGGTGCAATAGGGTTTTACGATACCCTCACTGTTTCTGGACTCGGTTTTGTTGACGCAAACTTTTCCTCTGGTGGTGCAGCAGCAACAGAACATACCGGTGCGGCTTCTGTGTCAGGTTCTGCTTCTGTTACTGCAGCGGCAGCACTTTCCGGAGACGGACAAGCATCTATTACCGGCACAGGCTCTGTGTCTGCAACTGGGGTACGAACTCAACTAGCATCAGCAAGCGTCACTGGCACAGGCTCCGTAACTGCTTCTGGAGTGCGAGTTCATCCCGGAACAGGCAGTGTCACCGGCACAGGCTCTACATCTGCATCCGTTACGTTTGAAGGAAAAGGCGCAGCAAGTGTCGCAGGAACCGCAAGTGCTATCGGTTCGACCACAGGTGTTGTTTCAAGCGCATCAGCAAGCATCACCGGCACAGCATCTGTATCTGCAACGCCAGAACTCACTTTAGATGGAGAAGCGTCTGTTAGCGGAACCGGCTCTGCGTCCGCAACCGAAGAATTTACAGCTAAAGGAGCGGCGGGTGTTACGGGCACAGGCACTACGTCTGCAGCAGTAACACTCACTCATTCAGGGGGAGGTAGTGTTACCGGTACGGGTAGTGCTACTGCAACGGGGGGATTTGTCTTTACCGGAGCGGGTTCAGCCTCTGGGCCAGCATCCGTAACAGCAGCAGGAAACTTGCTTGCGGACGTATCCGGAACGAGTTCTGCAACCTCTTCAGTAAGTTCTTCCGGCGACTTAGTCGCGGATGTTACATCCGGTATAACCGGCACGGCAACAGTATCCGGCGCAGGCACACTCACAGGAAAAGGCGTCGGGGCCGTATCCGGTGCAGCGACAGTAGTTGCGGACGGATTTCTTTCCTTCCGTTTCGATCCGGCGCTGTATGAACGGGGCCGTGCTGTGCTTGTCAGTCAAGAGCCTGCACGAGAAGTGGCAATCCGTGAACCGTCAGATCGTATAGTATACATTCTTCAAGATACGCAGCGCACTGTTTCTATCCGTAAAGAAAAGATACGGGTAATATCTGTAGCCCAGCCGCAAAAAAGATTAGTAAAGGTAGCATAACATGTCATTACGTTGGCCTGACAAAGACCCGGACGAACGGCTAGACTACACTGTAGACTGGTCTCGATACCTCGATCTCGATAGTGTAACCATAGCCTCTGTTGCGTGGCGTTTCATACAGGCGAACGGCACAGAGTCGAGTAACTTGTCTGCTTCAGATACGTTTAACGGCATCACTGTAAACAGCATTTCGAACACAACTACGACTGCAACTATTGTGCTATCGGGTGGAACCGCAAACATAGACAACAAAATCATCTGTGAAATTACAACGAGTTCGTCATCTAAAACAAGTGCTGCTATTGTTACGAAACGAGTAATTAACTTGCGAGTGAGGGAGCGTAGCTGATGCCGTACAATTATCTCGATATCGTCAACGAGGTTGGCAGACGCCTAAACGAGGTAGAACTAACAACTACCAATTTTGCTACCGCAAAAGGGTTTCACGGCACGATAAAAGATGCGGTGAACTCTTCTATCCACGACATCAATCAGTACTATCTCTACTGGCCTTACAATCACAACTCGGACGAGATCACGCTGGTTGCTGGGGAGACTCGCTACTCGTTTGCAGATGAAGCTAAGTATGTAGATTTCGATACGTTCCGAGTGAAGCGAGATTCGAGTCTCGACTTAGGCAGGGCACGTAAGCTACGTAAGATTACATACGTAGAATACGTTGACCGTTACATAGACCAAGAAGACGAGACAGATACCTCGAAGGGCGGTGTGCCCGAGTTCGTATTCCGGTCACAGGATGGTTACTTTGGTATCATACCTATGCCTGACAAAGCGTACACAGTTGAGTACGAATATTTTTTACATCCTGTAAACCTATCTCTGCACGATGATGTGCCTATGATACCGGAGCCGTACAAGCATGTGATTGTGGACGGTGCCATGTACTACTGCTACATGTTCCGCGACAACATGGAGATGGCTTCGATATCGAAAAACAAGTTTGATGAAGGCATGAAGAACATGCGTAAGATACTTGTAAACGAAAACTACTATGTAAGGGCAACCTAACATGCCTGATCGTTGGCAGACGTACCCCATCGAGTTTCGCGGGGGTCTTATCAGCAACCTAAGTCCGTTGCAGCACGGCAGTGCCGCTCCGGGTTCTGCGCGTAACCTCATCAACTTCGAACCGTCTACAGAGGGCGGCTATCGACGTGTAGAAGGGTTTACTAAATTTAATTCGAATGTTGTTACTGGACAAAACAACGTCTTGGGTGTGACGTTTTTTAGAAACAGGGCTGTAGCTGCACGTGATCAGTCCAGCACTAATCCTAAACTTTTTGCAGGCGCATCCGGATCAGGAGCGTGGACAGACCTGTCAACATCTTTGACACTTGGGGCAAGCACTAGCCGTGTACGTTTCTGTAAGTACAACTTTGACGGCAACGACAAGCTCTTCATTGTTGATGGCATAGGCTACCCCCTGATACTTGCAGGAGTCACTGCTTCTGATCTCTCGCAGCTTTCTGGGCCGTCAGACTTACAGGGTGCCACACACGCAGTAGAATTCAAGGAACATATCTTTGCTGCAAAGGGCGAGAACCTTATCTTTTCTGCGCCGTTTGAAGATGATGACTTTACAGCAGCTTCCGGCGGTGGTATAATCAACGTAGGCAGTGATATAACAGATTTAATAGTTTTCCGTGAACAACTTATCGTTTTCTCCGAAGACCGCATCTCACGGATCGTAGGCAGCAGTATTGCAGAATTTCAGATGCAGCCTATCACAGACAATATAGGCTGCGTTGTAAATGATACGGCACAGGAGATATCAGGCGACGTTATATTCTTAGGCCCAGACGGCTTGCGTACGGTTGCAGGAACAGAGCGTAACGAAGACTTTAACTTGGCGTCAGTAACCAAGCCGATACAAAAAGAAATCGTTGCTCTCACATCCGGTAACACCTCTTTTTCATCTGTAACGATTAGAGAAAAGTCCCAGTATCGTATCTTCGGATTTGCATCGACAACGACAGCGGCAGCATCGAAAGGTATCATAGGCACCCAGATACAGAGCGAACAAGGCACGGGACTAAACTGGGCCGAAACGACAGGAATAAAGGCGTACGTTGCAGACTCGACATACACAGGCAAAACAGAGACTGTAATTTTTGCAAACGATGACGGGTACGTATATCAGATGGAGTCAGGTAACAGCTTTGATGGCTCGAACATCGCA